ATTCAAAATTCAGTTAAATGCCACTCCGTTGGCAGATGGTACAAGTCAATACCAAACGGCAAGCGGATGTAGTGATGTTCTTGAAGCGTTTATTTCCAATAACGCTACGATTGTAGATCCAGCATCTACGACAACAGATATATCGATTACTAAAATAGATCGATCAACGTATGCAGCAATACCTAATAAAGGCGCAACGGGTACTCCTTCGCAGTATTATGTCCAAAGGGTTAGTAAAGCAAATACAACATTACCTTTAATTACTCTTTTCCTAACTCCTGATGCATCAACATATACGCATTTAAAATATTATTCCATTCAAAGAATAGACGATGCTGGGGCTTATACCAATACGAGTGATGTTCCATTCAGATGGCTTCCGTGCATGATTTCAGGACTTGCTTTTTATGTCTCTCAGAAATATACGCCCGAAAGAACAGAACAGTTAAAACTTTATTACGAAGACGAACTTAAACGTGCATTGGATGAAGATGGTTCAAGATCAAGTACCTTCATTACTCCAGCGCAATACTACCCTACGGTGACATAATGGCCTCTCCATTTTCAAAAGGTAAATATGCCCTATCCATTTCTGATCGTGACGGTCAAGCATATCCGTATTTAGAAATGGTTAAGGAATGGACGGGAGCTTTGGTTCATAATTCAGAATACGAACCTAAATCTCCTTTAATAGATCCTAAGGTTTATGGATCAGATCCTCAAGCAATTAGAAATGCAAGGCCAGCAAGGGTGGCTCCGGCCGTTACACAGCTTATGCCGTATAATCCTTTTGTTACCTATGGAGCAGGTTCTTCCTATATAAACGTCCATGTACCTAATCATGGTTTAACAGATTCTAGTACTTACCGATTTAGAGGTATGCCTACAACATCAGGATATGTTGATCCTCAAACTTTTGATGGAATTACAGGCGCTAAAATTGCTTTAGCAGCGGGCTATACTATTCGAACAGGTAAATGGGTTAGTGGAGCTAGAGATACAGATTTTACTACCGATTGGTTTTATTTTGTTGTGGATACCGATACAGCTACAATCGGAGGAATTGAAGGAGGAGGTTATCCAGTGTCCGTCGGACCGGTAACCATAACACCATAATGGCAGGTCTTACTTATGCACAAATGGTGACTAAAATACGGGACTACGCCGAAGTTGACAGTACCGTCTTTACCTCAACTATTGTTGATGGATTTATTTTAGATGCTGAAGAAAGAGTTTTACGCGATGTCAATACGGACTCGGATCGTCGCTATGCAACATCAACCATGATTGCATCTCAAAAATATTTAAATTTTCCGACAGGCGCTCTTATTATTCGAGCTATTCAAATTACTTCAGGGGGAGATTTAATATTTTTACAAAAAAGAGATACAACTTTTATGGATGAATATAATCCAGATGAAACTACAGGGGTGCCTAAATATTATGCGAACTATGATGATGATACTTTGATGTTTGCTCCCGTTCCTGGATCCACTTATGCTATCTTAGCAAGTTATGTGGCTAAAGCCGATGGATTGAGTAGTTCTAATACCACAACTTATCTTAGCGAACGCTTTCCCAACGGACTGCTTTACGCTTGTCTGGTGGAAGCTTTTGGTTATTTAAAAGGTCCGGTGGACATGTTGCAATACTATGATCAAAGGTATAAAACAGCAGTAGCCAAGTATGCGATTGAGCAAATTGGCAGAAGACGAAGAGATGATTATTTTGACGGGGCAATCAGAATTAAAATTGATTCACCGTCAGCCTAAACAGGAGGAAAATTATGGCAATAACAACAAGCGCAATAACGAGTTCATTTAAAAATGAATTGCTAGGAACAAACGCTGGGAATTTTGCAGCTACAAGTGGGGATATTTATAAACTCGCTTTGTATACAGATTCATCTACTATTGGACCATCGTTAGGTTCATTTACAGCAACAGGACAAGTAACCGATGCAACAGGAGATTATGCAACTGGAGGAAAAGACTTAACAGGACAAACACACGCATTAAAAGGAACTACAGCAATTGTAGACTTTGCGAATTTATCTTATTTAACAGCGACTATCACAGCGATGGGTGCGTTGATCTATAATACTTCACAGGAAAATAGATCCGTAGCCGTGCTAGATTTCGTTTCAAACAAAGTTTCAACATCAGGAACATTTACAATACAATTTCCAGCGTTTAACGTCACGGAAGCAATAATAAGATTAGCATAATTACAAGGGGGTCAGTTTGATGAATTTACAGGTTTATTTAACTGGCCTCTTCGGAGGCTTCCATGGCGAATAAATGGGGAGAATCCGGCACTAAATGGGGGTATGGTCTTTGGGGTGAACAAAGTGATACGCTCATAGCGGTTACTGGAATTGAAATAACTTCATCCCTTGGAACTGTTTCAGCTTATAATGAAACAGGATGGGGTCGATTAACCTGGGGTAATGCGGATTGGGGAGAAGGTGGCGCAGAAACTGTTACTGTAACAGGTCAACAAATCACTGCTGCTACAGGTACGCTTTCAATAGCGTCTGTTTATCCAGTTACTGGACAACAGATAACTTCCACACTTGGATCTTCAAGCGTAGTTACAGATGTAACTGTTTCGGTTACAGGTCAAAGTATCACATCTTCTGTAGGAACTGTTTTAGCTTATACTGAATTAGGATGGGGTAGAAATACCTGGGGTTCCCTAGTTTGGGGATCGGGTCCAGACGTAGATGTCAGTGTAACTGGTCAAGCGATTACATCAAGTTTAGGAGCCGTTATTGCTACTCCAAGTATAGAAGTTAATGTTACTGGACAATCAATAACTTCAGCTATCGGATCAGGTACAGCTTTTGCAGATCTAACTATTGCGGTTACGGGCCAAAGTATCACTTCGAGCCTAGGATCTGTAACTGTTGATGCCAATCTTGAAGTAGGTTGGGGAAGAGGAACCTGGGGTAATAGAGCTTGGGGGGATGCATATAATGTTATTCTTGATGGACAATCGGTTACTTTATCTTTAGCAAGTGTAGAGGTTAATGCAGACGCCCCTGTAAGCGTAACTGGACAAGTAATTACATCATCTTTAGGTAGTATAGAAGTTAATGCAAATGCCCTTGTAAGCGTTACAGGTCAAGAAATTACCTCCGCAATAGGTACCGTTACAGTTAATCATAATGCTAGAGTAGATTTAACAGGTCAAGAAATTACTTCAGCGATAGGAGTAGCAGGGGTAATTAGCGGAGCTCAGGTAACTCTAACTGGGCAAGAAACCACTATTTCTTTAGCAAGTGTAGAGGTTAATGCGGACGCCCCTGTAAGTGTAACTGGCCAAGTAATTACATCATCTTTAGGAACCGTTATTGCGACACCAAGTATCGAAGTCAATGTTACTGGTCAAGCAATAACTTCTTCTTTGGGTACCGTGACAACACAGGCTAATGCTGTTATAAAACCTACCGGACAACAAATAACAGTTGCTGTGGGATCTGCCCATGGCCTTGCGTGGGCCCCTGTTGATACAGGAACTACGGTAACTTGGACTGAGGTAGATATTGCAGCCTAGTTGACACTTATGGACTAGTGTTTTATATTAATAGATAAGAATTTAAACAGGAGAAAATATTATGGCATCAGCATATACCCCTTTAGGTGTCCAATTAATGGTGACCGGTGAAAAAGCCGGACTATGGGGTGGATACACTAATACTAATTTAGAAATTTTAGAACAAATTGCAGGTGGTTATACCACTCAGGCAGTAGTAGACGGCGCTACTACAGCGTTGACGGTTTCTGACGGATCTACAGGCGCAACTATTGCAACTTCAACTATTAAAATGACGGGAGCTTTAACGGGAGCATCTGGCCTTTCGGTTCCCGATGATATTACAGGAATGAAATATCTTGTTCTTAATGCAACAACAGGAAGTCAAGATGTTACATTTAAAACAGCTGGTGGAACAGGCGTTACATGGAGTTCGACCGATGCTAGACTTTTATGGCATGACGGAACTAATATCGTCGATTCAGGATTTGGAACCGTTACAGCATCTTCCACTACAACTTTTACTAATAAAACTTTAACTTCACCAAAAATTGGAACCCAAATTTTAGATACCGGTGGAAATGAATTAATAAAAATAACAGCTACAGGATCAGCAGTTAATGAAATTACTTTAGCTAATGCTGCAACGGATAACGATCCTCGTATTACATTGAGTGGAGACTCTACTAATATTGGATTAGAGGTTCTTCCTAAAGGGACAGGAGCTCTAGTTGTACAAGGAAATGCGGATCAAGCTGGAGAACTTAGAATGTATAATGATACAGATGCATCAACTTACTTTGCAAGTTTTAAACCCGGTACTTTAACAGAGAATACTGCTTATACATTACCAACTGAATTT